TAGTAAACAACTATGCCAGAATAGTTCACCATTTGCACTAATGCCTGGATAACCTGTAGCAGATGTAATATTAGTCCATGACGCTCCGTTATACGCCCATGCTGAGGATTGCCCTATTAACACATAAAAACTGCCACTAGCTCCCAATATTGGCTGAATTACGCCTGCTTTGAAGTTAGATGGCGGAGTGGTTAATGTCTTAGACATGTTAAATCCGACTATTTTATTATTTATTAGTCTAAAGTTTGTGCCGTAGGTAAATACTTCAGGCGGTAAATCACAAGGTTCTAAATCAAAATTAACATTTTGCATACCCAAATTATTAATTTTTAATAATGTCATAGCAGTTTACCTTGAGTAGCTAATAATAATTGTTGGCTTGTTTGATTCGCTGAAGTCATCTCATTTCTAAAAGACTCAACCGCTGCACTGGTGCTTCTTTGTTGCATTGAATTTTCAATCATTAGCATAGGTAACCATGCAATCGAGCATCCGTGTTCGTCCATAACTTCACCTGTGTTTGGGTTAGTACCAACTAACTTGGTGTACCATACACAACGATGAATTGCTCCGTCTTTTACCTCTTCGCAGGAACTACCCAAAGGACATGTTAATATTGTTTTAATTTCCATTAGTTTTTAGAGCAAATAATCATGTCAATATATCTTGGTGTCCAGCTAACACCACTTGTAGTTGAGTTTGTACCAGCTGGAGTACCAGCAGAGTTAGACGATATATTTGCATAACCTATTTGAGTGTTATGAGTTCCTGTCCATTGTTGTTTGCTATCAGGACCTGATGTTGCGTTAAATGCTGGCGCAGAACCAGTATCAACGTGAAGATGTCCAGAATCTGTATGCGTATGCGCAGCTAAAGCACTACCAGTAAACGTATGTGTATGAGCTACCATTGTAGTGCTGTTTACTATGGGAGAATCAGACCCACCAACACCATTACCAGCACTACTAACAACTCTGAGCATACGGTTTGTAGCATTATCAGAAGTATCTTGCGTCCATCCTGTAGGAGCTACTGCTTGTGCAAATGGCATCCTTGTTCCAGATGCAAAATAAAAGTTTGTCAATCCATGCAGGGAATTTATTTCTGCCTCTGTTGCTGTGATAGCGGTTGCAAAACCATTTCCAGCAGCACCAGGGAATTGTGCTTTCAATACTGACTTAATCAAACGTAAGTGGTCATCACCTTGATTGACTGGATCAGAGCTTGTTGGGTTTGATGTAATAAAACTTGATATAGTTGAGCCTGTTTCTAAACCCATAATAATTACCCTGGAAAAGTAGTAAGTGAAGTGCCTGACCAAGTAGATTTGGCATCATTTAAAGTAATTTCTGACATGGCTTGCTGGAATCTATTGTCCCATAAAGCTGATGCTTCAGCATCTTTTATGAAGCTATTAATCTCAACTAAAATACCAAACACATAAGCATCTGGATTAGACTCAGATAACCAGTTGCTTGTTATGCCAGTTGATAATGGTGGCAATGTTTGAAAGTAATCTATCTCTAGTGAGTGCGTACTATCATAAAATGGTTGCACATGAATATTACCTGATATAACTGTATAACACGGGAATTGTGTTTCACCATTATTAACCAGATTAGCCATCTGCTCTGGATTAACTTGTAACAATGTAACCCTGCTTGCTGAGTTAGTTTCATCTATTACTTTAATGGAACGCATAACAGAATAGTTGCTTGGCAATGGATAATATTCAGTTGTAGAAGCCATAGGAGTCTTAGCCCTGCATGACATATCTAATGTCATTAAAGTTCTGTTTATTCTTGCTTCAGCAACTTTTATAAATAAATCTATGCGAGATGTTACCTCTGTATCCTGCCTATCTGCATAACCTAACGCCAAGTCTACAATTTCTGAATAATTCATTTTAATTCCAAGTTATTGGTGTTGTTGTTTCTTCTGTCCAAACTGCCGTTGCTCCTTCATCTTGACATGTCCATACATCTACTGCGCCAAACTCAAATTCCCAATCGCCTAGAAATAATTTGTTTGTTGAGGTAAATCCGCTATATGTATATGTGCCATTTGCACTAACTATCCTGCGATTATTAAGTATCGTTACATTGCGTCCAGAGTAAGAGTAAGTTCCATTATCTGCTATTACGCACCATGTTCTTTGGCTTTCTGATGAACTACCAACGTAAGAATACACTCCATTATTAACAGCTAGGTATTTGCTATTAAGTAAAATACTATCTTTACCAATATAGGAATATGATCCATTAGTCGCTACTAAATAATTAGAGTTTAATAACGATGCAGAATTTCCAACATAGCTGTATATTCCATTTCCTGCACTTAGTATTTTGCTTTTTAATAATGTGCTTGATCTACCAGAATATGCATAGACTCCACCGCTTGCATAAAAATATTTATTTTCATTTGCTGCAAAAGGTGTAGTTGCAAAAGGACTTGCGCCAAACATCAGTAGCTCGGATACCATTTAGTAGTAGCAGCATCATATGTCATGACTAATGCCTTACTAACTATTGCTATTGATGCTAGTGCTATATTCCCTGCGGTTGTGGTTGTAAAAATGCCTGTTGGAATCAATGTAATTTGACCACCTGTAGCCAATAATGCTTGAGGCACAGTAATATTTACAACCGCTGTAGTACCTGATATAAACGTAATAAAAGCAGTCGGTGCAATAGTAGTTGCTGAGGCTATTGTTGGAGCTGTTTGTATTGTTTGCAATGCCCCAGACCTAGGAACATCTTGATTTAAAAACGCAGCTTTCCCCAACATCCCATTGACTGAAACTTGATCTGGTGCTGTTCCTATTATTGTACTCATACGATCACCTCTGCCCAACCAGCCCAGTTATTAGGTATATGTAAAAGTGGAGGAACAGGATTGCCGTCCTCGTCTGTTGTGTCAGGTAAATAGTTAATAAAACTATGGTCTAATGCTTGTAACTCAACTAATGGTGAATCAGCATTTCCTTCCCATTGCCACATACCCATAATGGTAAACGGTAATTGCAAAACTATAATAGATTCAGGATTAAAGTTATCACTGGTTACTGCATCTAATATTGATAAACCTGTAAACACTTCAATAATGTCTGGCAAAGGTGTTTCTTCAGTAGAATCAGGGTCTGGCTTGGTAATTGTATAAGTGTCAGTGCCGTAGCTGATTGTTCCAGGCATTGGCAGAATATATTGAGCAAATACAGATTGGATAGCTGCCTGTTGTTCAGGTGTAAGTTGGTCTAAGGTCAATCCTGTTGGGCTTGTAAGTATTAGTCTTTTCATTCTGTGACCTCTATGTCCAATAATTTCAATAGCCTGATAAGGTCATCACCTACTGGGTATTCACCTACTTGAATTACATAGTCAAAATCAGAGTGAATAATTTCATCAAAAGTATCTTCTTGACCCTCTACGTAAAAGCGTAATGGCTTAACAAGCTCTACTAATTGTGCTTTAGTTATAGTTTTCATGATGTCAAAGCCACAAGGTTGGAAGATGAAAGAGCCACAGGGTAGTAGGATAGTTTCTTGATGTGACCGTTTAATGTACTAGACGTTCCCCCAGAATTAACGTCATATAAATAAAGCCCTGTTGGTACATTAAGCCAAGCTGGAGAAGCAGTTGTTGATTGCACAACTCCGTTTAATGTAAGTACATTATTTCCGCTTCCTGGTTTGGTTGTTACGCTGTATTTATTTGTTGATCCTGCAACTATAGATCCTGCTATTTGATTAACAGTTGTGCTTCCATAAGTAACAAATCTTGCTAGTCCTCCGTTTGTGTTATTAGCTCCAAAAGCAGCAATAACTGTATTACCATACAATTCCCAAACAATAGCGCTTACTGTATTAACAGTTGAGTTACTTTCCCAATAAAGAGACCATTCGCTTTGATTATACCAAGAGCTAAAGTTAGTCCCAGTCATCGAGGCAGCATCAGCAGCGCGAGTTACGGTTGAGGCAACTGTAGGTATATACGATGTTGCAAACGCTCCAGCTTCAAGCTGTGCGCCCCAGATGTAAATACCTCCTGTTGTACCACTATCTCTTAAAGGATAAATTATTGCTGCTACGCAACCAATTGGCGTTGTAAATGTGGCTGAATAACGAAACCAACCATTACCCACAGAGGTTCCAGCAGGATATAAAGACGGAGCAATTATATCTCCCGGAGTTGTTGCATTATAAACACTATATTTTGGTGTTAGTGTCGATAATTTCGCATACCAACTAAATGTATATAAAGTTGATGCTGTTACAGTTATAGTTTGCTGTATAGTGCCAAATACTGTTGTTGCTGTAAATGTATCTCCTGTTAATGTCCCATCTGGCGCAATAATAGTATTTGCTGTAACTGTTGCATTCCCTTTAACCCAAGCAGCATTACTAAAATCACTACTATAAGTCGCCAAATTAGTCCTACTCTCCTCAATCAGCAACCCCAATGAATTACGAGTTATCGGATCACAATCAAACCTTGCGACACCGGCAGGAGCTGTCATTAACTGAGGAATGTAGTTGGTTATTGGAACTGTGGTTGTGGGTGTATAGGCTGTAACTGAAGAACGTTGTTCCAGTTGTGCGCCCCAGATATTGATTGATGTTGTTAGTGAATTAGTCTGATAATAAGGCGCACTTGCTGATGAAACTATATTTATAAAAGTAAATACTTGAGCAGATGGAAAAACAGTTGTCATCGTACATCTGTACCAACCATTAACTAATGTTATAGACGATGCAGATACAGCAGCACCTTTAGTTCCAACAACACCTGCGCCTGAGGTAAGATCAAAGTTTGCATATTGTGTAGTATCTGAAGTACCAAAACATAATTGCATATAATTACTTGTTCCAGCTTTTGCATACACAGAATAGGTATATGTACCAGCTTGAAACGTATTTGATAAATAAATAACATTAGCACCAGAAGTTCCTGTGCCTGTCAAAACTGCACCTGTGGTTGTTCCATCAGGGGCTACCACAGTATTTAAAGAAGATGTTGTATTTAAATATAACCATCCACTTTGAAAATTACTTTGCAACAACAAATTCTGCTCAGCCAATGCAGATGTTTGACCATCGTAATAAGCAGCCGTAGAGTTACGCACAAATGTGATGCGAGGGTCTAGTTGTTTACTGTTAGCAAAGTCTAGGTTGAGCGAGGGTTGAGTTGTGGGGTATGTGCCGCCACCACCGCCAGATACTGAGGTTTCAGCAGGATAAGTTATAAATACATCTTTAGTTCCAGTAGTAAAGCTAACCAACGCATCGGCATTAGATGATGATAAAACTTTAGTTCTAGCCAGTGTATTACCAGAAGATGTATAAGTACCAATACCAACTTCCCAGTTAGCACCTATTTGGTCAGCGATTGTATAATAACAAGTGTTTCCATTTCCTATTACCGAAAATGCTTGATAGCCTGTAATAGCACCCAATAATGTTGCTGTTCCAGTTCCAACAACTGTGGTTGATTCTCTTACTCTATCATTAACGATTAAAGCCATTTAAGTTCCTTAGCTTACTTGGAATACGCCATTAGTGGCATCGAGTACAATCTGCACTGTTTCACCTGCTGTAACAACTTGACTTGATCCGTAATCCCATGATCCGATCGGTACGTTTAGTGTTGAGTTATACAAGATTGCATAACGATAGGTAAAACCAACTCCACTTGCTGTCCAAATAGCAGGACTAGCAAGAACTAATTTAAATAATCCAGCGGTTTGTGAAGATGATGTAGTGGTGCAAGTATTACCACCAGCAGTATAGCCTCCAGCAGTTGCAAGATCAGTTGTACCAGCTACAAAAGTAGTATCAGCAAGATTTATGGTTGCAGCTAGTGCTACTTTCCAGACATCTGCGCCAGAGTTTGTGCCTTCAAGTAATGACTCAACTCCAGCGGTATATTTTGTATAAACGGATGTTGCCATTGTTATTTTCCTAATTTATCGGTAAAAAACATACCCTGTGAACCAGCTAAAGCCATAACTAATGATGTTATAGCTTGTGATTGTTCAGATGGCATATTATATATCCCAAACGCTCCTAGACACCATATTAATCCCCTAATGGTGCTACCTTCACGCAATAATTCTTTTAGATACTCTTTCATAGTTCACCTGTTATTTGATTAATAAGTCAGCTTCTAACTGTCGTCTTTTAACTAAACCATTAAGAATAGTTCCATTACTCTTATTCCATTTCTTAATCTCTGTTGATGCAGCAACCCAGTTACCTTTATCAACCCTTAGTTTTAATGTTGATTTATTGTAATTCGTTATGCCTAAATTATAAACAAAATCCGCTATTGCAGCTTGTTTTTCCATGT